GGAGACACTCCGGAACGCCGTGAAGGATGACTACAACGCCATCGTGCGGGTGATTGAATACGACATCCCTGTCAATAGCTCACGCATCAAGGCCCTGCTCATGGGCAGCGGCTACGCCAACAGCGTGGAAACCGTCTGGAAAGGCGACACGAGGGACTATTCGTAGGGGCTGAGTCTTGTGTCTTATGTCTTATATAAGACTCTGTGGATAAGCTGTGGATAAGTGTTTTTAGGCTGTGGATAACTTTTGGACTAAAGTAAGTTGGGGGTTGGAGATGCGTGGGGAAGGGATGAGGGTTCGTGGACCATGGACCACGGTGCTCAAAGATTGAGCGATTTCTGCTCAAAAAGTGAGCAAAATGGGGTGTATATAGGATATTTTGGGGGGTATGTGAGTTGTGAACAAATTTTTTGAAAAAAATGGCGTAATAGACGTAATGCCGTAAGAAGTGAGTGTTTATGCGGTATAGGAGCTATACAGTACTATTACGTTTAGTTTTTAGTGTAGACTAAAGCAAATTTACTAAAGTGTACTCAGCCAGACCCCTTTGCATTTTTTTTTTTTTTGCATACCCCCCAAAAAGTTCTATAGGGAGCAAATCTGATGGGACAGAAAGACGTTTGGAACGTACCCCCTGTTATCGCCAATAAGGCGGCTAAGAGGTTGACAACCCCTGTCAAGCCCTTGAAGAAGTACAAGAGCCTGAACGCCAAGGAATGGAAGTTTGTACAGGAACTGGTCAGCAACGACGGCCACATCACGATGAAGGAAGCGGCCATCCGAGCGGGTTATAGCGAACGCTCGGCTAGTGCTATTGCGTGGCAGTTGACGAACCCCGAGAAAGCCCCGCATGTGGTCTCTGCCATTCAGGCGTATCGGGCTGAACTGAACGCGAAATACAACACCACCTTTGAACGGCACATGCGAGACCTTCAGTTGATTCGGGACAAGGCCCTAGAGGCGGGAGCGTATGGTGCTGCTGTACAGGCGGAGTATCGGCGCGGACAAGCCCTCGGGACCATCTACATTGACCGTAAGGAAATCCGGCATGGCACCATCGACTCCATGAGCCGCGAGGAAGTAGAACGCAAACTGCATGAGCTCAAAGCCTTGTACGGCGGACCCCCGCCAAAAGAGATAATCGACATCGAGCCGGAGCGCGTAGTGGAGGCTGCGGCAAAAGACATAGACCCTGACTTCAACCCGAATGATTATCTAGATGCCGACGAAGCCTGAGAGCCGGTTAGCCCAACGCATTAAAGACAACCTGCCTGCCTCATATGTCACCCGTATAGAATCGCGGGTGAACCTTGGAATACCGGACTGCCTGATTGCTTTCTCTGGCAAGTTTGTGATGGTTGAGTTGAAGGTGGTAGACAAAGGCCTGAAAGTTAACCTGAGCCCGCACCAGATTAGTTTCCTGATGTCCCATGCCTTCCACAAATGCCCTGTGTTCGTCATCGTGCACTACAAAGCCCCACGAGAGAAACACGGGGAGTTGCTTGTGTACCATGGAGGCGATGCGGACAAACTGGCAGACGTAGGGGTAAGGCACGAGCCGCTAGCACGGTGGCCGGTAAACTCCGTCATTTGGGCGGACCTAAAAAAGTTGTTGACATCCTGAACGGAGCCGGCCTAGTCTGGTTGTGCGGATTGAGCCGCATCAGAAAGGGAGAACGGAATGAGAAACCTGTATCAGGTTATTGTGAAATCATGCAAACGAGACTTTGTCTATGCTGAGAGCGAGGAAGAAGCCTTGCGGCTAGCCGTTGAGGCCTCAGGTGTCTCGGAAGATAGGGGCGAGTGGGCGGAGTGTGAAGTCGCAGGGGGTCCAGAATGCGAATAGTCTTTAGGGAATCAGGCAACCCCATTGCCAAAAAGCAGATTGAGCGGGTCATACATTTTGAGCCCTTGGCAGACTTTTATGAGTTTATTGCCGAGAATGAATCCGGTGAAAAGTACAGCGGGCAGATTGACATAGAGGAAGGTTGCACTCTGGTTTACGAGGGTGTAGCCTATGACTTCTGCGAAGTTTTCGCGGACTAGAAAGGGAGAACGAGAATGCTTAAGACCGTTGCTGTATCTGCTAACAAAAAGACTGGCCCGATTGCTGTGACGTATCGGGCCGGTTCACGTGAGACGTACGGGACCTGTCCAAGCACGTGCGGCTTGCATCCTAATGCTGCTGTGGGGTCGGATGCCGTGGACGTGGATTACTTGCAGGCGATGGCCGATGCTGTACCGCGTGGCGGGGTGGCGTGGACATATTCTCACTTCGCAGCGGATGTTCTGCCGATGCCGCAGAAAGGTAAAACAACTATAAATGTCTCTTGCGACGATATGGATAGCGCAATCCGTGCGGTGCGTTCTGGTCACCCTGCTACGTATACCGCGCCGGTATCTGCTACCACGTGGCCGATGGTCCGTGATGGTGTCCGCTTTGTGCGTTGCCCTGCTGAGACTAACGAGCGTGTTACGTGTCAAAACTGCGGAGGCGGGGAGCCGCTTTGTGCCCGTGCGTTCCGTAACTACGTGATTGTCTTTGTTGCCCATGGTTCGGGTGCAAAACGTGTCGGGTCGGACTGCGGCGGCGGTTGCTACGCTGCTAGCGGACCGACTGCTATCCAATGGCATGGCACTAAGCAGAAAGGGGCGGCGGATGATGCGGATGCGCTGCGCCGGTTTGTGGAGTCTCTGCCTTATGGTTCGATGCTGCGCCACCATGTAGCAGGCGACGTGGGCATGGAGGCGGCATGCTGATTCTGGTACTGGCTCTAGTCGTGTACTTAATTATTGCCTATTGGACCGACACGTTTGATAAGTAGAAACAATTAGACGTGATGAAGGGTGCAGCGTAAGGTTCGATTCACCGGCAACCGCCGGACTCAGAAAGGGAGAACGAAAAATGATGGACATGAATAGTCGTGTTGGACCGTATGTTGGAGTGAGCCGCGACTTCACCCGTGGCCGTTATCGCATTCTGATTTATGGAGCCTTTGACGCATACGGTTTGATTGGACCTGAGCGTAACGGTATCGCCGTGCTCGACAACGAGGACCGGCTAGTTGTGGCAGATGACTTAGGCCGAGCAGACAGCGGCTACTTTGGTCCTACAAAGCACCAACAGCAGTTGGCCGACTGGTTGCGTATCTGCCCGCCCGATGCCTTTGCCGAGTACATTAACAGCAGCGGACGTAATCGTCACGTGGTAGACCCTGAGACTGTGCCGCCTGAGCCCATAAACCCGTTTATTGAGTTTATCGAAGTAGCCTGAACGATAGGAAAAAACGATTAGACGCGGGGATTGCTGCGTGGGCATAGTTCAACCCGTGGCAACCCCGCCACAATAGAACGGAGAAAGAAAATGCCAGTTAGCCTTAAGAAAAAGCCTGCAATCGACCTGTCCCAGTTCTATGGAACAGAGAACTATTATCGCTACCCTTTTACGCAATCGGTTTACACCGATGGCGTGAAGTATTTTGCCGAGCAGGCGGGAGCGTATTGGTTCCTCGATATCGTGTTCAGCGAATATGACGCACGGATGCGTGACGAGGGATTCTTGACCATCTATCTGCAGGCGGAAAACGGCAAGGCCGATATCACCGTTTTAGACGGTAATGGAAACAAGTTTGACGAAAAGCATATCGATATCACCGATTGCCCTGATGGTATTTATCAGTTTTATTTTTACGATAGTGTCCTGATGCTAACGAGTGAATATTGATGCAGGCCGCTGCTGAGTATCGACGGGACGCGACCTGCGTTGCTGTTCAGGTTGGTCACCGAGACTGGTTCTGGAGGGCGTACTCCGAGAACGGGCGGGAAGTAGCCTCAGGGCATGCCACCAGTAGAGCCCGCGCCATGCAAAAGGCCCGCGTTGCGGTTATTAACGAAGCCGGAACGATAGGAAAAAACGATTAGACGAACAGGCGGGCCGTTGCCATAGTGGGACCGTGGCAAGCCCGCCACACTAGAACGGAGAAAGAAAAATGCGTGTTTCTGAACTCATGGCCGCACTGGCCCCGCACTGCGCGACGAACCCCGAGGTTTTCTATGGCCCCTACGCCTTGCTGTCCGTCACTCAGGCTGACCCCGATAATGGTCGGCTGTATCTTACGGTTGCCGCTACAATGTCCCCGCCGCCCAGTTTGTTGGCCGAGACTGAGCAGCAGGCCGAGCCCGAGCAGGCCGAGCCCGAGCAGGCCGCAGAGCAGCAGGCCGAGCCTCTCACCTTGGAGCAGCGTATTGAAGCCCTTGAAAAGCGGCTTTTGGAAGATACTTTCTTTGAATCCGTGGCCGATGCTATTGACTACGAGCACCTTGCAGGGGAAGTAGCCGATCGTGTCAGCCTGCGCGAAGTCGCCCGATGTATTGACATGTCCGACCTTGTTTCCGAGATTGGCCACTCCGACCTTGCCTCCGAGGTTGCCTCCGAGATTTACCTGTCCGACCTCGCCTCTGAGATTGACCTGTCCGACCTTGCCGGATACGTTGACACCGAAGGGGTGGCCGAACATCTGGACCTGACCGACCTTGCCGCTCGCGTTGATATGTCCGACCTTGCCGGACATATCGACACTAAAAGAATGTGGCCGGAGGATATCGTTCGTCATGCGTTGACCACCATGCATTTTCGACTTGATTCCTCAACCGACTAAAGTAAATGGTCGCGCCGGTATGGTTGCCAGTATCGGCGCGGTTTTCGAGGCAGTCCTATGTCTTATATAAGACTTCGCCGCCATGATATAAACCTGTCCCCCGCTCCCTGAGCCTTGGACCGTGGTCCGTGATACTTGCCCCGTGAATTGTTCCACGTGGAACATGGTCCGAGGCTATCAATCCCTTGGGATTGATAGAAAAAAACGATTAGCACGGCCCGTGGGCCGTGCTACAGTAGGACCGTGGACAGCCCGTCCACGTCTAGAACGGAGAACGAATCATGCAGAATGCATATCAGCGTCATGGTTACGAAAGCCGCGAGGCTTACCTTCAGGACCTTGCCGACGAGCACGGCGTGGACATTCAGGTTGTCCTGATGTTGGCGGACCTGATGGGCCCGACTGAAGACTTCGACGGCCTAGTCTGCGAGCTCGAAGACTACGTCTACTTGTACGGCTGACCACGGCGCGGGCCGAAAGGCCCGCGCCCCTAGAAGGGGGAACGAAAAATGCCTTTGACATGGGATG